CGACGATACTTCGGTGGCTTCAGGCCAATGAGCTTGTCAGCCACGAGGCGCTTTGCATGATCCAGCCTGTGAGGTGGGATGCCTCGGACATACTTGTTGTACTTCATGCTAGCGAACTCCAGCGCGTCAATACCATTGTGTTCGCGCAAGTTGGCCGGGCGCTGAGTGCACTCAAAACCAATTTTCCCGTAAATGGGGCTCTTGGTGAGCTTGCTCTTCATAGGGCGCGGTTGCGACACGACGTGGAACAAAGGTTCGCAACCAGCTGGGCCCTTGTGCCCTCCTTGCACCACAATTTCAGCGGTGGGAGGAGGGATGCACTTCTCCACATCGTCCACACGAAGGTGCACCCGCTTGCCCAACGCCTCAATCGCGTCAATGAGGTCCTCGCGAGCCACACGCGCTGAGTACGCAGTGGGTTGGCCCTTTGGGCATCCGGCCACATGAATGCCATAGATGGCCTGCGGCGCAGGAGTGCTGATTACACCCACAAGCGCTCCGCAGTCACCTTGCCTCGTTGTGTAGGACGACATGATGCTGTGGGAGGTGCCGGTTTGGCTGTAGCTGACGCGGCCAGCATAGGCACAAAGACCGGTCTTCTCAACCATTGTGTACTCATCCTTGTCGATGCCGCAGAAGTACGAGTGCGAACCGTTCGGGATGTGATATGTTTTTGACAAGAAGTGCTTAACGATGTTCTTTCCCCTGCGCACCTGATCGAGATACACGATCACAGTGTCATCGTCCAAGGAACCCACGCGCTCGAAATCGAGCACGCATTCACCATCCTCGAAACTCATGAAATCCTTGAGGTACACATTTTGTCCAGACACCGCATCCTTTTTAATATCGCCATTGCTGGTGAACACTTGTTTGAGAACCAAATACGAATCTCTGTCGCGTTCGAATGCCGCTGCCCAATTTTCCATGATGTGGTGGGGCAAGAGCGCAACCTGGCTTTGGACCATGGTGAGGATACCAGTGGTTGTGGTCCCAGTCGAGGGTATGCGACAGTCAACCCGGAAGCAATTGGACCGGACGGCTGACTTGATTATGTCCTCCACGCCACGCGTCCCTAGCTCCTTGCCCGCCTTCCGAGCCTTGATGATGGGCCTACGCAAGGGATACACGGACTCTGGGTTCACGCTAGGTGCCACGGTGGGCGGAGCCGCAACCTGGTCGTTGCGCTGCGTGACATTCTGGAACAAACCAAAAACGTACCCGACTAACTTGGCAATGCCATAAATCATGGTCACGTTAGCCACAATACCAGTGAGCCTAGTTAAGGCACCGTAGAGATAATTCTTGTTGCTGAAATCAAACAACCCCGTACGCAACCTCATACTCATGATCGCATCGGCGAAGAGCTGGATGGCTGCCTCAGGATCGCGCTTGGCCTCAAACGAAATGCATGCATCATCAATGGTTTCTTCCTTTGGCAGGGTGTTGTAGCCATTGGTGTAATGATAGATAATGCGTTCGTTGTAAATCTTGTCATATTCAGCACGCGTTATCTTCGGCATGCGGCACCCACGCTCGAGAATCGTTAATGTGTGACCGTCGAACTTGTGCTTGAGAGACAAACCCTTCCGGAAGTTTTCAAAGGAGCCAAACATTGGTGACTTGTAGCACGCAGCGCACACGCAATCCTTGACTTTCGTTATAGGATTCGTTTCCCTCTCGCCACTTTGTGCCTCGAGCTCAGTCTCGATGTAACCGAGCTGTGCTTCAAGTGCATCAGCGTACTTGAGGTTGCCTCGTGCCTCCGCAACATTGCCCACGCGCAGATCAACGTCCTCATTGAGCATCTTTTCAACATCCTCATCCAGGCCTTGACCCTCGCTGGACAAACGTGAGGCGATGATGTCATCGACCGACTCTTGGACCATCTCTAACATGTTTATACCCTCGCGTTTGTTTGACTCGTATTGTTGCACAACACTGTCAACGAACTCGTCGACGGAGTACTCGCGCTCATCCAACTTGCCCCATTCAACGCTCGTCATTTTGTGAAGCACCAAATGTGGGAAAGCTGGCTGACCCTTGGTACGGTTCAACATGTACTGTCGGAGTTTTTCCTTATCGAGACGGCGGTTCTGTGGTGGACCGCTTGCGGTGTCGTTGGTTGCCCAGTTGGGCTTTACACAAACACACCAGGCGAAGTCGAGCCTCCTGAGCACAGCTTGTGGTTCCTGAATGCTCGGCATTTGGTCTGGCCTAAATGTCTCGCGGTTTGTTGTAAGCCACACAAACTCTGAACGGAAGTGATACTTGCCCTTATCCTCCAAAGCCGCCATGTTCAAGCAATAAGGGTTGTTGTTGTTGAGCATGATCAACTCCGAGAAAATCGACTCACCAGTCGCGCTATCGCGAATGAAGCCAAACTCATCAATGAGCATATGTTGTTGTCCCTTGTAACCAGAATAATATTGATCTTTTTGATTGTATGAGTACATGAAATTGCCTCGGTTCTTAAGGAAGTCTTCAAGTTTGTCACGCGGGAGCACTCGCGAAGCAACAACTGGCCAAGACCAGTTCATGAGGGTTGTTTTTCCGATGCCGGGTGCTCCTGTTAACAACACAGTGACAGGCGTGGTACGCTGGCCACTACAGTAAACATTCATGGAGCCGAGGTGAACCATCATTAAGTTCAACACACGTTTGCATTCGACCACATCACGGATTTGAAGGTCCGTGCCCCCGCTGGCTCTAAGCTCATTGATAACCTTCTCGGCCTCAGCGTAGAGCTCGTTACACTGGTGCAACACAGACTGATCTCGCAATCCGCTATAAAACTGATCGCGCAACGAGTGCACCTTTGCCACATACTGTTCAAGGAAAAAGTACGGATCGGACTTGAGCTTGATTGGTTTGCCACCAAAGCAGCCCCTAATGAAGTTCACGACATTCTCCAAGCCCTTAATGCAGGCATCAACGAAAGAGCGCCAACCTTTCTGGGATCCCTCGAAACTCTTGACCTTGTCAGCGAACTTCTGAGCTCCATCAAAGATATCGGCGGCCTTCTTCCAAGATACTCCAACAAGGGCTACGACTAATGCTACAGTACCCGCGGCATAAATGGGCCTCTCAAATGCGCTCTGTGCAACAATCTCAGGGGTCCCCTCCTTGTTGAGCATAGGCTCAACCACGTACTGGTTGAAGCCCTCTAGAGCGACGCGCGTCGCGGCAAAAGCTGCATGCATGTGCCCCTGCCCGGTTGTGAGCACGCGCAGGATGGACAAACCAGCTATAACAGCTTGCGCACGCAAATTGCGTTTATAAATCGCATAAATGGTTGAAAGTGTTAGCGCTGCAGTGACCAAATTAGAGACTGTCTCCTTGCTGGGTAGCATGTTGCTCAACTTTTCGTAAATCTTAGACGGGCGCGTGCGCTCCTCAAAGACTGACATTAACCTGGTTAGCTCCGCCAGGATGGGAACGAAGTCCTTCTTGATTGTATCATTAGTGGCTTTGATGCCATCCTTGATCCCGGTGAGATCCTCCGGGTTGTACTTACCCACAATGTCAGTAAGATTTTCCATGGTGTCATTAAACTGCGATGCCTCCTCACCGAGGACCCCAACGGCCCCCATGAGACCCTCCAAGGTCTCTGGGATGTTGCTGAGGCCAGTCACAGCGTTCACCAACCCGCTCTGAGCTTCAAGTTCATCGGACGCGAGAAGTCCTTTCTTGCATGACGTCGACTTCTTGCGCGCGATGGCACGGTCTTTGGATGCGGAACGATGCCGCTTCTCCTCCCTTCTCTTTTTGGCTCTTTGTTTGCGAGTCTTAGCGGCTTCACGCGAGGGGGCAGGCTTTACGCTGCGCCCTTCGCGCTTAGCGCGGCCAAGGCCCTTGTGCGTGTGTTCGGTCGCCTGTGCGACAATAATTTGCTTTTGGAGCTGAGCGTTGCATTGGGCGATAACGCCGGGAATAGTAAGCTTGGTGAACATTTTTGCGATCGATGATTGATTGATGTAAGAATAATTCATGTGTGCTGGGGGGGTGGACGGGCATCTCGGCCCCCGACATAGTCACTGACTTGCCTAACGGCTGCGCACAGTCTGAGACAGTATTCGGCTTGCGGCCTATCCGGTTGGCTTCCGGGGTGCGGTTCTCTTCCTCACTCGGATTTTGCTTGCCACAGCATCCCTGAGGGGAAACCTTTCCATATCCCTGTGTTTCCAATCAGGGCGGCCATCCCGCCGGCCATAATTCTATCTTAGCATTGCATGCGCCGTTCCTGTCACCGACACAAGGTGTTTCCACCAACATGGCAATGAGCCAATCGTGCTGCTTTCGCATGGTTTGATTCACAGCTAACATAACAACATTCAGATAACGAGAACCCCAATCAAGGGGCGGTGCTTCTTGACAGTTGCACTCGTTTGTTTGCCCTTACTACGGTAGCCTAGTCTACCACGAGCCACTAGGAACTTTTTCTATGTTTTATCTTTTATATTGTTTTTGTTTGTTTGTATATTTTAGTACCTCCCGGCGACTATTGCCGGGAGCCGGAACAAAGTGTCAGGAAATTCCTGAGCACTCAAAATTGTTGGGTTTTTACACCCGTGAGTGTGGACGAAAACTGCCAAACCGTCCAAACAGTTCGCGGTGGGGTTCCACGAACCTGTCGCACAAGTTCCATTTGGTTAATGTGCGGCGTTTCTCACAACCTGGTGTTGATTGTCCTCATTGAGTCGGCAGGGCGGTGGGTGAAAGTAAACAAACATGCCACCATTTTCCAGGCTAAATTGCCTGAATCTCCGTTGCAACTTGATGTTGC